GTGCCGTCATTCTCGACCACGCTGGAACAGGCGATCCATGCCGCGCTGTCGCTGGCCAACCAACATCGGCATGAGCTGGCGACCCTCGAACATCTGCTGCTCGCGCTCACCGAAGAGCCCGATGCCGTCCGCGTCATGCGGGCCTGCAACGTGGACCTGGCCGAGCTGCGCCGGCTGCTGACCGACTTCATCGAGGACGATCTCTCGACGCTGATCACCGACGTGGAGGGCTCGGAAGCGGTGCCGACCGCGGCCTTCCAGAGGGTGATCCAGCGCGCCGCGATCCATGTGCAGAGCTCGGGCCGCAACGAGGTCACGGGCGCGAACGTGCTGGTGGCGATCTTCGCCGAGCGCGAATCGAATGCCGCGTTCTTCCTGCAGGAACTCGACATGAGCCGCTATGACGCGGTGAACTTCATCGCCCACGGGGTGGCCAAGAACCCCTCGTTCAGCGAGCCGCGCACCTTGCAGGGCGCGCAGTCCGAGTCGGCGAAGACCGAGGAAAAACCCTCGGGCAAGGACGATTCGGCGCTGGCGAAATACTGCGTGGACCTGAACGCCAAGGCGTCCGAGGGCGACGTAGACCCGCTGATCGGCCGCGCCGACGAGGTCGAGCGCTGCATCCAGGTGCTTTGCCGGCGGCGCAAGAACAACCCGCTGTTGGTGGGCGATCCCGGCGTCGGTAAGACCGCCATCGCCGAGGGGCTGGCGCTCAAGATCACGCGTGGCGAGACGCCGGACGTGCTGTCGGGGGCCACGATCTTCTCGCTCGACATGGGGGCGCTGCTGGCCGGCACCCGCTATCGCGGCGACTTCGAGGAGCGGCTGAAGGCCGTGGTGAAGGAGCTGGAAGAGCATCCCGACGCGATCCTATTCATCGACGAGATCCACACGGTGATCGGCGCGGGCGCGACCTCGGGCGGGGCGATGGACGCCTCGAACCTGCTCAAGCCGGCGCTCGCGGGCGGCAAGCTGCGCTGCATGGGCTCGACCACCTACAAGGAATATCGCCAGCACTTCGAGAAGGACCGGGCGCTGAGCCGGCGGTTCCAGAAGATCGACGTGAACGAGCCCTCGGTGCCGGACGCGATCAAGATCCTCATGGGGCTGAAGCCGAGCTTCGAGAAGCACCACGACCTGCGCTATACCTCCGAGGCGATCAAGTCGGCGGTGGAGTTGGCGAGCCGCTACATCAACGACCGCAAACTGCCCGACAGCGCCATCGACGTGATCGACGAGGCGGGGGCGGCCCAGCACGTCGTGGCCGAAAGCCGGCGCCGCAAGGTGATCTCGCCCAAGGAGATCGAGGCGGTCGTGGCCAAGATCGCGCGTATCCCGCCGAAGAACGTCTCGAAGGACGATGCCGAGGTTCTGCGCGATCTCGAGAAGACCCTCAAGCGGCTGGTGTTCGGGCAGGATTCGGCGATCGAGGCGCTGGCGTCCTCGATCAAGCTGGCGCGGGCGGGCCTGCGCGAGCCGGAGAAGCCGATCGGCAACTACCTGTTCGCGGGCCCGACCGGGGTCGGCAAGACCGAGGTCGCCAAGCAGCTCGCCGCGACGCTGGGGGTGGAACTGCTGCGCTTCGACATGAGCGAATACATGGAGAAGCACGCCGTCAGCCGCCTGATCGGCGCGCCGCCCGGCTATGTCGGCTTCGACCAGGGCGGGCTGCTGACCGACGGGGTGGACCAGCATCCGCACTCGGTGCTGCTGCTCGACGAGATCGAGAAGGCGCACCCGGATGTCTACAACATCCTGTTGCAGGTGATGGACCACGGCAAACTGACGGACCACAACGGCCGGCAGGTCGATTTCCGCAACGCGATCCTGATCATGACCTCGAACGCCGGGGCCGCCGACCAGGCCAAGGCCGCCATCGGCTTCGGCCGCGACCGCCGCGAGGGCGAGGACAAGGAGGCGATCGAGCGCACCTTCACGCCCGAGTTCCGCAACCGTCTGGATGCGGTGATCTCGTTCGCGCCGCTCTCGCGCGACGTGATCGTGCAGGTGGTCGAGAAGTTCATCCTGCAGCTCGAGGCGCAGCTGATGGATCGCAACGTCCACATCGAGCTGACCGACGAGGCGGCGAACTGGCTGGCCGAAAAGGGCTACGACGACCGCATGGGCGCCCGCCCGCTCGGCCGGGTGATCCAGGAGACGATCAAGAAGCCGCTCGCCGAAGAACTGCTGTTCGGCCGTCTGACCAAGGGCGGGGTCGTCAAGGTGCGGATCGAGGACGACAAGCCGGTGTTCGACATCGAGGGCCCCGGCTCGCCCCGCCTCGGCCGCGACCGGACGCCGTTGCTGACGGCGGAGTGAGGGGCGGATCGGGCTGATTAACGTGCTGCCGTGGTCTCTGTTGGCCACGGCGGTTTATTCCACCTTGCGATTCAGGTTAGGAAGCTGGTCAACGCCTCCAGCACAGGGCAGAAGTGGTCGCGGTGAACAACATACCATGCCTCCCGCGAAGATTTCTGGTTTTGTAGCCCGATTTTTCAAGTTCTGCGTGGTTGTACACCATTATGTCGGCGTACGAAGATAATTTGATCCTGACCAATGCGGCCTCTGGACCGAAGTTTTTCCAACCCGCCCCTTGCACCCCCCAGTCGCTGTCGCTAAACACCCCGCACTGCTGGGGCGTGGCCAAGTGGTAAGGCATCGGTTTTTGGTACCGTGTACCGTAGGTTCGAATCCTACCGCCCCAGCCAGTTTTATCCAAGTCGTTGATCGCGTTGTATAATGTGCCTGTTTAGGCCTGAGAATCAGGCTGTGGCACAGGGGTGTGAGACATCCGCCGGGGAGCCCTCTGCAGGAGAGCACCTTGGGACTGATCAATCACGTCTGTAGCGTGACAGCCGTTTTTGCAGAGTTTGACAGCCATTTTTGCAGCAGACGATTTTCCGTCCGGCCCTGCTGACCCCGGTCTTGAACGGGTGGGTGTCAGCGTCGGGGATCTCAGACCTCGGCGCAGATCGTCGACACCACGAAGTTCGCCCAGTCCATACCAGACTCATCGCTTAGCAGAGCTCGCAAGGGGCCGTTGTGGCGCCCGCCGGGCAACTCTCCAAAATGCATCGGCGAGTCCGCCGCCGAAATATGTGCACCGGCTCTTTTCAGCGCGCTGCGCGGGAATACTTCGTCGTCTCTGGAGGCGAGAAGCATGGACGGCGGGGCGCCGGGCAGGACCCTCCAAGGCTGAGGGGGGACTGCGGCCAGCGCGAAGGTCACGATCGGTTCAGGGGAGGGCAGGTCAAGCCCGTCCAAGCCATAGCAACTCCCCAGCGCGATCAAGCCTCCTGCCGACATGCCAATCAAGGCCAACGGGAGACCGGAAAGGCTTGGGCCGCGTCCATCGTGCCGCAAGAAGTCCAGCGCCGCGGTGAGGTCAAGGACCCCTCGATATAGAAGCGGCCCAAGCAGCTGTGGTCGAACTTCGGGATAGAAGGCTTGGGACCGCCCCGCTGCGTCGAGGATTGGTTTCCGCTGCTCGACCGGAAAAGCCTTCAGTGGCCTGCCGCGCAGGTGATAGTCGATAGACGCGAAGGCAATATCGCGTTCAGCGAACAGAGGTCCAAGCTTGGCTGCAAGCCGGTCCTTCCGCGACCCGTGGACGAAACCGCCTCCGTGCAGATAAGCGACGAGCGCGCGTTGCGCGTTGGGGCCTGCCAAGTAGTCGAGCGACACCCCGCGCTTATACTCAAGAGACAGCATTTTATTTTACTACCTACACACCCAGCGGGATGCCGTATTTGGACGACATCGCGGCAAGTACCGCCATGGTCGGTCGAGGATCGATATGCGCCGCCTTGGCGAGTACGACAATGTCGCCGAAAATCGCCGCTGCGCCGTCAGCCGCGCTGTTGTAGGCGAGCAGACCGGCAACGGGGTACGCCGCGTTGGTGTCAGTGGCTTGAACCGCGGAAACCCCCGCAGACGCCCCGTTGATCATCATGGCCATGGTGCGGGCGGCGGACGACCAGGACCACGCGAGAAGGCGCGTCGTGCCCACTGAAGGGCTCCCGAGCTGTGCTGTAAGAGCCGGCCCATAGTTATGGGCCAGCTTACATTCGAGCGCCGTTCCGACCGAGCGAACGCGGTGAGCGCCTACACCGAGGAGCTGACCATCGGCGGTGACCCTGACGGGGCAGATCAGGGTGTACTCAGCCGCCGCGAAGGGGGACGTGACGCCGAGCGAGGATACGGCAGCTGGCAGCACTACGCCCGGTTTGTTGTTCAGCTCCGCTCTGGCCGCGATTGTTCCTCCATGTCGCCAGGTGGCGCTTCCTACGCGCGCCCTGAACCAGGTGTTCGCCGGCGGATTAGTGGCAGGGTCGATGACTGTCATGACGGCGCCAGACGCCATCACGGCCTTCTCATATGCCGGGATGTTCAGTTTTGGGGCAGCCGGCACCGAAAGGCCGGACGAATTGGGGACTTGGATAATGAGCATGTGTGTCTCCTTAGGTGAGCCTAATTACCTGCTGGCACGCCCAGTCGTTCAGGGGGTGCCCGAGGGCGTTGGTATCGCCGCTTTCGGTGCGGATGTTAGTTCCACCCCCCGTCCCCGTGGTGGGGTCGCGGTTTAGGAACCCCTCGTTGGTGCCCTCGTAGGGTCCGACCCCGATCGCGATCCAGCCCGGCACGCCGGCCCCCGGGTCGCCTGTCAAGGTCACGGTAATCTGCCGATTACCAGTGATCTGCACCGACTGAATGGTCACCGGCTGCCCACCATCCTGATACCAGAGGAGGCCGCGGGTCGGCAGTGGTCGGAACCCTTGGACCACAGGTCCTTGGGCCGGGTCATAGGCATCAAACACCATCGGCCCGGCACCGCCGGCAAAGGTCAGGACGACCTGCGCCCCCGAACGGACGCCCCCAGTGCAATGGAGTGGTCGCCACGCCCCGTTGCTGTCGGTCCATCGCTTGGTCGCCCGCGCCATGTGGCCACCGATCACAGCGTAGCCGTCCGCGATCATATGCGTGCCGTCCTGCCGCGCGATGTAATAGTCGGGACCCGCGAGCGCGAACCGCTGCGGCTGCTCGAAGCCCAATCGGGTTTGAGCGCCGTTGATACCGAGGTTGCCTGGGTTTTTCGGGTGCCAGCTTTCCCCTGTGGTGCGGTGCGTGATCGGCGCGATCACGATCAGAGTCGGGACAGTCGCGCCCGCTCTGACCGAAACGTCTGCTGAGATATCGGACCAGAGCTGCATCATCAAATCATAATACTGCCGTTCGCCGTCGATCCCGCCGCTTACGCCCCCCGACTGGCCCTGTTGCCAATACATGACGACGCGGCTGATTGCGACTTCGTTGGTTGCCGCCCAAACGGCAAAGGACTCAAGACGAGCCAGCCACCAGGCATAAACGGGGGATCTGCCGTTCTTCACGAGCTGCAAAATGTTGTAGCCACCGCGAGCATGGTTCGTGAGAAACAACCCCTCGTCCGGACCAAGACCGTTGGCCGCCATCATAACCCCGACCTGGTGCATGGGTTGCTCACGCGTATAGGCGCCGGCCGGGGTCAGCAGGCGAGACGCGTCGTCCGCGTTCTCCGCTTCCCCCGGCAGCGGGGCAAACTTGCCGCCTGCGAACATCACAGTCCGCGCCGGTGCGATCTCGGTAACGTTGCTCACGCTGCCCTCGGCATTGGAGCCGGCCATGAGGGATTGCCCCATCCCGGCGAGGATAGCGATGCGCGGGTAGCGCCGTGGCTCGTAACTGTTAAGCCCGAGGTCCGGACCGACAGAACGCACGACGTCCACACCGCCCACCGTTTCGATGAACCGAAGGCGCGGGCCAAACCAGTGGGGGGCGCGCTCACCCGCGCCGTCGGTGATCTGACGGATCGTGCCGGCATAGCTGATCATGGCGATGTGCGAAACGCCGGCAACCATCTGCGTGGTGGGGAAACAACCGAGCGGGGCGGCACCGAACGTCCCTACCCCTGCTATGTCGATCGCCGCAAGCTGCGCGCCGCTGCCGGTTGTAATCGCCGCCACAAGTGGGTGATCAATCGGCTCGAACCCCTCTTGCAACAGCCTCGGCTCAAGGTTGGCAACGGCTGCCTCCAGTTCGGGCACCGTAGCCAGGTCATACCCTCCTGCCTGCGCCCGCCCGGTGTCGGTCAGACCGAACAACAGATCGTTGTCAGCGCTGGTGATACCGAAGGTGTAGCCGCTGTCGTCATAGGTCCGCTGAATGCCCGAAGTGCGGATGTCGAGCCGCTCGTCTTCCGCTGCGCGGAGACGCGCTTCGGCTGAAACTACCTCGGTGATCTCGCTACGCCCCACACCGACAACCCGCCAGTCGCCCGCAGCCGACAGCCGCAAGAGGACAGCGATCCCCGCCTTCAGGTCTCCCGCAGAGAGACTGGCGCTGTCGGCAGACAGGATGGACCGGATCGGCCCAGTCCCGAGCCTCAGCGTCACCGGGCCGGTGCTCTCGGCAGCAGGGACCAGGATCACCTTGGTCTCACCCGGCACCTCCGGGAAGCCCAACTCGGCGGTGATCGCGGTGGCGGACCCGCCGACGGCCGACAGCGCATGGACCCCCACGGCGCGGTCGCCAGCCAGCCGCAGTTGCGCTTCGGCCTGGTCACCTTCCATTCGTGCCTGCGCCTCCGCACGCATCTCCACCGAGGAAATTCCGCCCGCGATGATCCGCCATGTCGAACCCCGCCGGCGCAGGAAATAGCTTCGCCCGGCGAGCAGCGCCCCGACCTGCAGCTCTGCCCCGGCGGCGTCCCGCACCGGGACCGGCGTGGCGCCGTCGAGGCTGAGCTGCACCGGACCGTCAGAGGTTTCGGCCGGGATCAGCTCCACGGTCGAGGTGTTGGCCAGGGTGGCGCCGCCCTCGATCATCGACGGCGTCAGGGTCGCTGTGATGCTGTTGCGCCCGGTGACGTTCGCAAGCGGCATGATCCCTGCGTCGCGGATCGCGGCGCGGCGGTAGGCGATCTCGGCGGTGAGGTCCGCCAGCGCGGCCTTCTCAGCCAGCTGGGCGGCGGTGATCGAGCTGACCGGGAGGTCGCCTATCCGCGACCACGACCCTGACCCGGGCGCTCCGCTCTTGCGATAGACGCCGATCTGGGCGGCGGTGCCTCCGTAGACTGACCCGATGGCGCCAGCCGGCCAGGCTGTGTCCGCCTGCAGCTGCGTCACACTGCCATAGGCAGGGCCCTGAAGTGTTCCCAGCAGAGCCGCAAGGCGCGCCATCGACACGCGAATGGTGCTGCCCGCGGCATTCCCGATCACGTCGTCGGCACTATCGGAGAGCGGCAGGTTGGTGGTGGCGGTGCCCGACATGAGAACCTCAGATGATGGTGACGGCGATCGGCCCGGTGACGGGCCCGGGGATGCCGTCCCGGTTGACCGCTTCGAGCCAGAGGTAGTGGGTGCCCTGCTCGAGGCAGGTCGTGGTCTCCTGGTAGGCGATCACGTCGTCGCATTGCCCGGCGAAGTCGTTCGGCGCGTCGAGGCCGATGCTGCTGTTGCCGGTGACCGCCTGAAGGCGTGCGAGCTTCAGACCGGGCTGTGTCTCGGCCGGTCCAAGACGAAGGGTGCCGCCTGCGAGCGAGGCGGCCACCGAACCGGCGCTGATCGTGACCACGCGGTAGCCGATGCGATACCAGCGCCCGGCGGTGAGCGCGGCAGGCTGGCTGACCCGGCCGCCGCTGCCGGCCGTGTGGACGGCCGCCCCGCCAGTCACCTCCCACCCCCCCGTCACGGACCAGGCCGAGGCATCGCCCATCGCCGGCGCAGCGATCATGTTGCGCCGCGTCGCGTCGCCAAGCGTGAGGCTGCCTTGCCTCGACGGCCCGATCTCCACCGTCCCGGCCCGATCGGCCGCACGGTCAAGCGCAGGGCTCCGCGAGCGGTACACGCGCACCGCGGTGATATTCGGGTCCGCAGGCGTCTCGAAGTCCAGCCGCACCCCGCCGAGCAGCGGCACTGCCGTCACATCCGCCTCTGCAAGCGCCTCGGGCAGGCCCGCGTCCGCGCCGCCCACGGTGAGCTGAAGGACCGGGGTCCACGGGCCGATCACCCCGTCCAGCGACAGCGCGGCTGCCTGCATCTCGACGGCAGTCCCGGTGGTGTAGGTCGAAAGCTGGAACCCGCCATCAGCGACCGGGGCATAGGTCGTGTTCCAGCTCGCCGCCCCGGCGACCCGGTGACGCAGCGCGTAGCGCGCTGTCGGCACAGGGCCGCGCCCAGGCACAAGGGCGATATCGACCAGCTGTCGGGTGCCGGTCCCCGCGGCGCCGCTCGCCACGCCATCAAACCGCGGTTCAGGCGGCTGGATCGCGGTCGTCGCCAACTCAGCGCCAACTCGCGACGACCAGGCCGGGATCGCGGTCGCGTCGAGCGTTGCGTCGATCTCGGGTGCCGCAGGCACCGCTCGCACGAGGCAGGTCATGTCCTCGCCCATCTCGATGCCGGTGACGACGGCGGCGTGGCTCTCGTACCCGGCCCGTCCGAACAGCACGAGGTCGCCCACCGAGGGCAGGCTGCCGTCTCCCTCGACCGTCAGCAGCCGGGTCTCGCCCGGCGCCGCGGTGACCGGCCGGACCATGGAGGCCCCGACGGTGTCCTCGGCGCTCAGCCCCCGGAACCGGATCGCGTGGTCAGTGCCCGCGACGACGGTCACCAGCTCGTCCAGCTGGATCTCTCGACCGCGCACGCCGGTGACCCGCGCGGCGCGCTGCACCCCGTTCAGGACATCGTGGTTGATTGCGATCTGGTCGCCGCGTGTGGCCACCCGGACCGGGCCCTCCTGGCTCGCCTCGAACATCTCGGGGCGGTGGATTGCCTCGAGCTGGCGGCGGCGTGCCTCGCGCCACACCTCGGCAGCGTCGGTCTTGCCGGGCAGGTCGAGCGCCTCGGTCAGAACGATCTCGCCCGTCTGCCCCGGCCAGCGCACCAGACGCTCGCGCGGGGCGTAGTCGGCTCCGGCGTCGTTGAAGCGCACGCGGAAGGCGTCGGGTGGGCGGACGTAGCTTCGGGTCGCCTTGAACCCCCAACTGTTGCGCGGCGTCAAATGGTCGACCACCAACGCCTGCGGGCGGTCGATGGTGACCCCCCACCGCATCCCGTCATGGCGCGGGGTGGCGCGTCCGGCGGCGGCGATCTCGGCCAGCGCGTCGCGCAGCTGCATTGCCGGATCGTCGAGCACCCGGTCATAGCGCAGACCCTTGGTCCGGCAAAAATCGTGCCAGTCCTCGAGCTGGGCCAGATCGATCTGGGCATTGCCGACCCGGCGGGGGTTGGCCGGGCTCTGAAGGACATATCGATAGAGCGAGGCCGGGTTCGAGGTCGCCCGCGTCACCCACGATCTCGTCGGGGCGTCATAGTCGAGGCAGACCCGCCGCGCGACCGCGGAGAAGCTGTCAAGCTGGCCGGACAGCTGGTGGGTCGCCTTGACCCGCAGCACCGCGAGCGCCTGGCCGGCCATGTTGAACGGGTACTCGGGCCGCAGCGACTGCAGGGCGATCCAGACGGTCCGCCGCGATCGCCCCATATTGGCCGGCTCTTCGGTGAGCATGGTCAGGCGGACCTGCCACCTGCCGCGCGCGGGCAGCGCCCAGCTGTGCTGGCGGTAGAAGGCCTCGGCCTTGCGGGCCCGCACCGTGAGCGTCTCCACCAGCGTCCACGCCGTCTGGTCCACCCGGCGCTGCTCGATCCGGATGCGCACCTCCTCGGTCCGCTTGTCGCCGTCGTCGTCGACGTAGATCAGCCCGGCTGGCCAGGCGAGGATGATGCTGACCCGCTCGGCGTCGTCGGCCGTCGTGCGCACGACCGGGGTCTCGATCGAGGCGTTGTCGTCGATGATGTTGCCGGCGTCGTCCCGCGGCATCGGCCGGGTCAGCTCGGCGCCGATCGTCTCCTCGATCACCTGCCGTGGGTAGAGCGTGACCGGCGCATCGCCCGCGACCCCGCCCCGAACCTCGATCTGCACCTCGTCATACTCGGCGAGCGACGTCTCGCCGAGGCGGAAGTCGCTGAGCTCGAGCCCGCCATAGCCGAAGGTGAAGGCCGCGCGGACGTACTGCCAGTCGCCCACGATCTCGGTGTAGCTCGTGGCGGCGAACGGCGGCGCATAACGGTGGGTCCCAAGCACGACGGGCACTGCGCCGTCCGGGTCGTAGCGGTTACGCCACCCGCTGATCGTGAAGCGGTCGCGGCGCTTCTCGTCGTCGGGCTGGGGCGGGGGCACGAGCGCGTTGGCCAGCAGCGAGCCGACGATGTTGGCGCCGGCGGTGACCAGGGCGACGCCCACCTGCGTGCTCACGCCGAGTGTGCCGGCGAGCGCCGGCCCCCAGATCCCGCCCATGGCGATGGCCGCCACGGTCACCGCGATCATCAGCACCGACCGCATGGCGCCCTTCCCCGGCGTGACGCGGATCACGATCTGGACGCCGGGCCGGGGCCGCACCCGCTTCCAGAGCTCGCGCGGGATGATCTGCGCGCCGCCGGGCGTGACCAGCGCCACCCGCAGCCGCGCCCGCTCGGTCTCTTCCAGCGCCGGGAGCGACAGGTCGATCATCTCGGCCAGGCTCAGGCCGGCAGGCAGCGTCAGCTCGATCCGGCCTGCGCCTGGATCGAACAGCGGGGCGGCGAGCAGATGGACGCGCTCGTCCGTCATGACGCCGCCAGTTCGCGGTGGCGCCAGCTTCCAACGCAGCGCGAGGCCCAGGGACCCGCGATCCGCTCGACCTTGGCGCAATCCTCTTCGACCATGTGCAGCATGACGCCCGGCGCGACGACGACGCCGACATGGGTGGCGAGCCGGCCACGCCGAAAGACCATCAGATCGAAAGGCCGATCACCGGGGCACGGCATCCAGTCCGGACCCGCCGCAGCGCCCGAGATCAGCGCCGCGATCTCGGCGTGCTCCTCGGCCGACCCGTAGCCCTGGTAATCGGGCAGCAGGATGCCGCACTCGTGACGATAGACAAGGCGGGCAAGACCATAGCAGTCGCACCCCAACTGGTCGCGACCGTGGTCTGCGAACGGAATGCCGACATAGCGGGCGGACCAGTGGCTCACGGGTGCAGACCCGGAAAACGCTCGCGCGACAGCCGCGCCATGGGGAACGGTTCGACCTCGATCTCTTCCCGCGAAAACTGCAGCGTGATCTCGTCGGCAGTGATCTCGCTGCTCACGAGGGACAGCCCGCTCCACTCCGCCTCGACGAGGTCAGGGGAGCTGGCCAGCACCACGGCCATGCTGAGCGATGCCGGGTCCGTCATGCTGCGCAGCAGCGTCGTCATGCCGACGTCGAGGTTCTCGAGCACGATGGTCGCCGCCGCCGGCGCATCTTCGAGGTCGGAAGGGATCAGGGCCGAGGCGATGATCCACAGGAAGGGATCACGGGTCGGGTCGGCCCCGCGCCAGCTCGAGCGGGTGCCGTAGACGAGCGGCTCATCCGAGATCCGGACCGTGTTGTCGGTGGACAGCCGGATCGGTGCCGAAAGAGAGGGATGCTCGATGTGCAGCAGCAGGACGTGGATGTCCTGCGACGCCGGGGCGTCAAGCGACAGTCGGGCGTTGAGAGACAGGCGGCGCATGCCGACCCTGTCCCACGCGCGCGCGACCCCCGGAGACCGGGAACCCCTTCGCCCGGCGTCAGGGCATGACCACCACGCTGAACGCGAACCTGAACCCCACGTCGCCGATCATGGTCTCGACCGGGGGCTCGTCGCCGAACGAACACAGGCGCAATGCGGCCATGACCAGGGGCGCGCCCGCGCCGGTCAGCAGCGGAGCGCCCGTCGAGGCGTTGAGCGCCCAACCGTCCGTGACCGGGTCGGGCATCCAGAACAGCACCGAACCATAGGCCGTGCCCTGCTCGTAGAACCGGTCGAACAGGGCCTTGCCGTTGCGGTCGGTCACCAGCGAAACGCCAATGACCGTGCTTACCGAGCTGAACCGGCGTCGCCATGCAGGCGGACCGGCCTCCCCCTGGCGACGGCGCCGGGCATCCTGCCGCTGCGACTGCCACCCCGACCGCTCGAACTGGGTGAGGCCCGCGGGCCAGACGGGATAGCTCATCGGCGCGGTCCCCTCGTAGTGACGCTGTAGCGTTGGCGCAGCACCTGCGCGGCCCTCCCGCCGGGCACTGTCAGTGCTCCGGCGACGGCGTCCGAGAGGACGAGCTGATACTGGCGGCCGCCTCGCTCGTCCCGCGTCTCCTTGACCTCGCCCGTAACCGGCGCCGAGGACTGGTTGATGACCTGCACCACCGGGCGCGCGTCGACGATCGGCTGGTCACCGCCCCGGCCCGCGAGCCCGGCCAGCGAACTGACCAGCGCCCCGGCGTTCTCGAGCATCCGGGGCGTCATGACCCGCTCGCCGTTCCGCAGCATGGCAAGGCGCTCGTCCGATCGCTTCCGGTTGCCGGCGCTGTAAGTTCGCATCACCCCCGTCCCACCCGTGTGCGCGGTCGGCAGCGTGACACCGGTCGAGGCGGCGCCGGCTCCGAGCGCGCCCCCGAGAGCGTTGGCAGCCGACTGCAACAGCCCGTTCAAGCCCGGTTGAATGGCCTGTTGCCAAGCGAAGCGCGCGAGCTGCTCGAGCGAAAAGTCCACGAGGTCCTCGAGCGACGCTTTGCCGGTGGTGACGAAGCTGGCGAAGGCATCCTCCCCGCCCTTGGCCCAGCCGGTGATCAGGTTTTCCGACAGGTCCGCCCAGCTCATCGCGTTGTCGCTGAGCTCGGCAAAGCCGCGCTCGATGCCGGCCGCCCAGGCCCCCTGGCGCGCCAGATCGTCCTCACGCGCCTTGGCGATCTGCTTTTGGTACACGGCTTCGATGTCGGCGGCGAACGCCTCGTACCCCGCCTTGGTCTTGTCGAGCCCGGCCAGAGCCTGCGCCTTCCAGCGATCGGCCGCGGCCACCGCGCGCTCGTAGCTGGGCGTCAGCTTGTCGAGCTCGGCCGTGACCCCGTCGCGCACCCTCTGGTCCTGGTCGGCGCGGGTCTTCATCTCGCGCGCGCGCCGGTCAGCGTCCTGCTTGCGCTGGCGCGCCCCCTCTTCCTGTGCGGCAAGGGCCGCATCGTTGGCCTCACGGACGCCGATGGGATCACCGAACGCCGCAGCCTCACCCATCCGGCGGTTGTAGTTCATCGGCCGACCGGTCTTGCCCTGCTCGCGCTCGGACTTGGTGTAATCCATGGCGAGCCCGGCGATCGCCTGGGCGATGATCTGGGCGTCGCCGGTCTGCAGCGCCGGCTGGATGCGCTGGGGGATCGAGCCGTAGTTGTGCTGGATCGAGGCCACCGCCGCGACCTGATCGGCCGTGAAGCCCGCCCAGGCGGCGCCGATGATCCGCTGCTGCTCGTCCAGGTAGCCGCGGATGCGCCGGTCGAGATCGCGGTCGGCGTCGGCCTTGTTCACAGCCTCGCCGGCGGCGAGGGAGCGGCGGCTGCCGTCCGGCAGGGTAATGGTGCTCGACCCCCAGCCGCCGCGGTTCGCATTCTCGTCCCACTTCGCGACCGGCGCGTAACCCTCGTACCGCTCGATCATCGCACGGGTCGCAGAGACGGCGTCGGTGCTGGCGATCATGGCGCCCGCGCGCCGGCTGGCCGCATAGCCTTGGTAGCCCGACACCTGGGCGCGGGTGAGACTGCCGGCTGCGGCCGCGGTTTCGTCGGCGAGGATGCCGGCCCACTCGGCCACCGATCTCATCGCCTCCTCAAGGCCCGACAGGTCCTCGTCGTCGAGGTCGGCGACGTTGCGGCGGGCTTCGGCGACGAGGTCGCGCACCAGCGTGACATTCCCGCGCAAGGCGGCATCGCGGTCGAAGGTGACGCGGCCGGCGGTGGTCTCCAGTTCGCCGAAAGCCTTCTCGAGCGCCGACACGCGGCCCTCCGCGTCCGTGGTGGCCGTGATCTGTCGGTCGGTCTCTGCGATGACGGCGCGGGCGGTGGCCGCGGCGGCGGCGTCACGGGCCGTGATCGCCGCGCCGAGCCGCTGCTCGGCCTCGGCGCGGATGGTGGCAAGGCGGGCAAGGTCGTCGTGCCGGGCGGTGGCCTGATCGAGCACGTCGCGATAGGCCGCCGCGGCCTCGGCCGAGCCGTTGAAGCTGGCTTCGACCTCGGCGACACGGATGGCCGTGTCGCCCATCGTCGCAAGCATCGTGGCCAACTCGGCATTGAGCGCGGTTACCGGCCCGCCATCGGCCATGTCCCTGATGAGCTGCTGGACCCGCTTCGCCACCTCTTCGACCTGCCCGGTCCGCGCGAGCAGGTCGATCTCCTGCCGTCGGGTCTGGAATTCGTCGAAGGCCAGACCGCGGCCGCCGGTGAGCTGCGCGTAGTTTGCGCGCTCGAGCATGGCCGTCTGCTCCTGGTTGTTCCAGATCGGCCGCGACCAGAAGCCCAACGACCCCCGGCCGATGGTCTTTTCGACGGTGGCGTCCAGGCTGTCGCCCAGGGCCTTGAACTGCGCGCCGCGGTCGAGGTCGAGCAGAGCCGCCGACAGCTCGCGCACGGACCCGGCCATGCTCCCGAACGTGTCCTCGAGCCGCTTGTCGGAGACGATCGCCATCCGGTCCGAGACCGCGCCCAGTGCGGTGTCGAGGTTGGAGAGCGCGGCTTCCGCTTCCTTGGCCGCGTTTCCAGCGCCCAGGAATGCAGAGCTGAGAGGGACGCCGATCGCCACGACCGCACCCGCCACGGCGCCGAGCGCCCCGAACCCGCCGAGCAGCTGCGGCAGCTGCTGACCGAGGGCGACGGACGCGGCTGTGCCGGCGCCGATCTGGGTGGCGAGGTCGCCGATCTGGAACGACACGTTCTGGATCTGGCCCCGGACCGCCCCCGACCCGCGGCCGACGGCGCCCTGGGCGTTGTCGAACTTCAGCGCTGCTGCGCGTGCGGCCTCGTATTGCCGTTCGAGCCGCCCGACCATCTCACCGTGGGTGCGAGCGTCCGTCAGCCCTGCGCGGAGCGCCCGGTTCAGCTCCTTCTGTGCGGCCGAAAACTGCTGCTCGGCCCTCCACGCCGGATCGATGGCGCCACGCAGCGCCTTGAACTGGGCCTCTTGCTCGGCCAGCGCGCGGCTGAAGACGTCGGCGGACCGCTCGGCCGAGGACATAGCCCGACCCACGCCCGTCGTCGCCTCGACCAGGTCGCGGACGGCGGTGCGGCTGGCGGCGCCTGCCCGCTGCATGTCGGCGCCGAGACGGGCGGCGCCCTTCGACACCCCGTCGAGCGCCCCTTCCGCCTGACGCATCGCACCGACCACCTGGGTGGCGTCGGCCGAGACGACCAGGCTTGCGCGCATCATGCTCACGGTTCGCTCCTCATCAGCATCAGCGCCTCATGCTCGATCACCCGAAGATCACTCAGCAGTGCCGCATCGGGCGTGATCCCCAGCCAGCGCGCCGCGACGTCCACCGCGCCGAGGTCCAGCGCCACCGGGCGCAGCGGCCCCATCCCGCCCCCCGCCATCCGCCACTGGCCGAGCGTGGCGAGCACGAGATCGATCAGCGGCCGCATCGTCTCGGGAAGGGTCAGGGCGCCTGGTTCGTCCACCAGCCCTGAGGCGGTGGCTCTGGCAGAGGCCTCGTCCAGACCCTGCGCCATCAGATCCTCGATCAGCTGGTTCGTCGCCGCCCGCCGCCCGTAGAGCAGGCGGGCGGCGGCGATCAGTTTTTTTCCGCGACGCCGCCCCGCAGAACGGCATCGAAGTAGGCTTTCGCCACGGCTTCGCGGATCGGCCGCTGGCGCAGCAAGCGCTCGCGGTTCTCGGGGCTGAACGGCAGCGGCGTCCCGTCCGGGGTCTCGATGCCGTCCCAGCCGAGCAGCCGCTCCGCGAGAGCCGCGCGCTCGCCCGCCAGCAGGTCGGTCATCGCCGGCGTGGCGTCGCCGCCGCGCCGCGCGAACAGTTCGTCCTCCTCGACGAGCCGGAAGAGCGCCGTGAACTCGGCCGGGCGGCTCGCGCCGGCTTCCGGCATCTGGACGGTGACCGGCCAGTGGAAGGTGTAGTCGGGGTCGAACGTGAACATCAGGGGGTCTCCTCTTCGACAAGCGCCCAGGTCGGCAGCTGGCAGCGGGCGATCGCCGAGCCACGAAATGCAATGGGCCGGCGAGCAATGATGCGGCGCTCGCGCACCTCTGCGTTAGCGCGGGTGATCAGGCGAGCGCCCCCGATCAGCCGGTCTGCATCCACCAGTTCGCAGAAGGTCGCGAAGTCGGGCATCTCGGTCTCGATCAGCTCGAACGCGCCCTGCCCGCCCCGAATGTCGGCTTCCGGCTTGAACCAGACCTGGACAACGCAGCCGCCCATCACAGGAACTCGATCAGGATGTCGTCGTCGCCCTGGTCGGGCAGGAACACGAGGTCGATCGAGGCGCCGAGGTCGCCGTCGATGTTCTCCTCGCCCGCGAACTTCATCTGCACTCGGGGCGCGGCGATCCGCAGCCGCGAACCCGCCGTCGTCCCCAGCTCGAACACCAGCGCCTGGGTCGTGCCGGTCCGGGTCAGCCCGAGGATGTCCTTGGCTGCCAGCGTCGGCCACTTGACCTGCATCCGGCCCGAGAACCGGCGATCACCAAGGTCGGTGCCCCCGCAGTTCATGTACTTGTCGACCTGCGGCTGGCGACCGTCGGTGAGGCTGAAGCTGCGCACGCAGAGGCGGGTCCCGCCGAGGGTGAAGGCCTGCATGTTCTCGGGCGTGCACTCCAGCGAGCGGCCCCAGCTCGTGAAGTCGTGAGCGGCCGCGACATGGTTGGCCGGCGCGCCATAGCGTCCGCGCCGGTTGAAGCTGAAGAAGGCGCGGCGGCGCACCTCGGCCGTGAAGCCGAACGAGCCGCGGCACCCGACGACGTTCTGCTGGATCAGGCCGTTGCGCATCTGCAGCGTCGTGGAGGGGATCGCCTCGCCGGCGGGGGTGGGCGAATAGCCCACGCTCGCGCCGGTGACGACGGTCTCGGAAAGGCCCGAGCTGATGAGCTGCCGCCGCACCCGCGGCGGCGTTCCGGCCGCGCCGCTCGGCGTCGCCTCGACCTCGTACTCGACGGCCGCGTGCAGGTTGTAGAGGTCCTCGGGCTGCGCGCCCTCCCGCCCGGTGGCGAAGTCCTGCTCCTGCCAGTCGCCCTCGAGCGGCCGCATGGTCAGATTGCGGCAGAGCACCGCGTCCTCGGGCCCCGGGGCCGCGTCGGTCCCGGAGACAGTCTCCAGTTTTTCGCGGATCATCCGCAGTTGGTAGCCGCTCATGGGGCGATCTCCAGTTGGGTGCGGCGATCGAACGCCACGGTGAACTCGTCCTGCCAGAACAGGGTGCCGTCCGCGCCGATGGCGCCCGAGAGAGCGCCGCGGGCAAACCGGCAGCCGTGATTGGCATCCTGCGGTTTCCAGGCGGTCAGGGCCCGGTGAACCTCTTTCCGGATCGGCAGCAGATCGCTCGTGGCAAGGCTTCCGGTCCGGTCGCCGATGTCGCGCACGCCGAGCACGACCGCGAAGCGCACAGTCACGACCTGCTCGAAGAGCTCGCACACCTCGTATCGGACCTCGCCGGCGGTCTCGCCCAGGACCACCACCCAGGCGGACGGGGGCAGGATCGTCTCGATGCGCGCGGCGCCAAGATCGCGGGCCGTGCCGACCTCGACGAGATCGGGAACGCCTGCCCTGAGCCGCGCGACGACATCTGCGGGGTCAAGCCACATCGTCGCCGGCCAGGTATGCGAGGGCCACATCCGTGAGCTGTGCCTGGTCCTCGTCCGAGATGCCGAGATACGGGCGGGCGGGGATCGTGACCTTGCCGCAGGTGACGAACTGGCCGTTGGCGAGGCGGAAGCTCAGCGCCCCGGCCACCTTCGGGACGATCTCGCCGCCGAACTGGTGGATGCCCGCGTAAGGCAGGTTCGATCCGACCTCGACCTCGCGCGCGGACGCGGCCGACACGATGCTCTCGCGCAACCGCCCCGTGTCGTAGAGGGTCCGGCCGCCGTCCTCGCGCGCCCGCAGGCTTGGGGGCCATGGCACACCGTCCGGCCCGATGTTCGAGCCGCCGATCCGGCTTTGGGCCGAACTCACGAGCTGGCTGCCGATCATATCCATCAGAGGGGTCAGGTCGGCCGCGCGCTGACCGATCTCATGCAGGGCGTCTTTCAGTGCCCCGTCCCGGAACTCGATCCGCCCTTCCATCACCAGCCACGCATGCTGTCGCGGGTCAACAGGCGCTCGGGACCATCCGTCATCGCCACCCCGCCCGACGTGTCGAGTGGCGGCGTGTCATCGTCCCCCAGCCCGATCTTGCCCGCAGCCACGTCGCGCAGCCACGAGAGGGCGCCGTCCCGCAGCGCCTTCAGCCGATCGGTGTCGTGACCGAGGTTGCGGTAGAGCCGCCACATGGCGAGGTCGCGGCAGTAGACGTTGAGCGTGTGCGGCGGGTCGGCCAGCGGCAGGCTGACCTGCCGGCGCAGATAGCCGTCGATCTCGGCCGAGGCATCGGTCAGCGCCTGGGCCAGCCGTGCGTCGGACGCCGCCGCATCGCCTTGATCGAACCCCGCCAGCAACGCGAGGTCGCGGGCGGGGATGACGGCCTTCAGGTCGGCAACCGACGCATAGCTCATCAGGCAGCCTCGAGCTCGACCCGCAGCATCACGTCGCCGCGCAGGGCCTCGAGATCCTCGGCGCTGAACGCCGAGGCGGCGACCCGGGTGGTCCCGGCGGGCCAGCGCCGCCCCGCCCGCCGACGGCCGGCGGCGACGGAACAGGTGACCAGCAGGACGGTCCCCGTGATCGGGGCATCGTCGGTCGCGTCGCCGGGCAGCGGCGGCGCGGTCGAGGGTGCGTCCGCCGTGCCCACTTCGGGCATCGCATCGGCGGCTTCGCCCCCGACCACCACGGTCTCCTCGGTGACGCCCTCGGGCAGGCGCGAGGTCGTGCCCTGCTCGGGTGCCGCCTCCGGCGCGGCGGTCGCAGGCTCGCCCTTGACCACGAGGGTGTCTTCGGTGACGCCCTCGGGCAGCGGGGCGGTGTCGGCACTGGCGCCGGCGGCGCCGGCGGTGTCAGCGGGTTTTCGGGCCATCAGCTCGCTCCTCAGTTCAGCCGGGTTTCGACGTGCAGCGTCGCGGTGTTGCGCCAGATGTTGGTGCCCCCGCCCGCGTCGCTCTCGGACATCAGGATCCTGCGCGCCGCACCCTCGTTCGCCGGGCTCACGACCAGCAGGCCGGGGCGCAGGTTGATCTTCCGGTCGTAGGCCCCGCGCATCGACAGCATCGCCTGGCGGGCCGCGGCGTAGTTGTCGGCGGTGAGCGGCGCGCGGCTCGCGTGGATCAGCTGCCAGGCGCCGAACCCTGCGGCGCAGCGACGCTTCACGCCCCACAGGAATTCATCGTGGTGGAAGACGTTGTCGTCGTTCAGGTTCGTCTTGGCCGTGATCTTCGGCGCCTCGCGATCCTGGAAGATCATCGGCTTGATCGCCCGGGTGTCGTCGATCAGGAACCAGACCGGCGACGAGCCCGCGGTCATGTTCGAGACGCTGCGCTCGACGCCGAACTCGTCGAGGACGGGATGGTCGGTGTCGAAGAAGAACTGGCCGTCGTAGTGGGTGGTGTCGAACCCTTTCAGCAGGTGATCGAACACCAGCTCGTCGGGCAGTTCGGCCGCAGTCTGGGCGAAGTCGGCCACCATCGGCGTGTAGAGCCCGATCTGATCGTCGGCGATGTCGTCGGCCGAGACCGCAATCGTGTTCTCGAAGCGCCGGTTGGTGATCGTGAACCCCTCACGGTCCAGGCGCTGGATGTGACGCTCGCCCACCCACTCGCGCATGCCCTTGATGTCGGACAGCCGGGGATAGGCCTGATGGCCGGTGGTCGAGGCCACCTTCATGGCGATCTTCTGCCAGGTGGTCGGCGTGTCGTTCAGGGTGGTGTTGAAGGTGGTGGTGAAGGCCGTGTCGAGGGCGCGCAACGCGGCGCTGTTCATCTTCATGGCGGGTCCTTTCAGACGATTTCGACGGCAACGCCGCCGGGGGTGACATCCAGGCACCGCCCGGCGACGAGCGTGCCGGTCGCGCCGACGGTCTCGTCGTCCACGACGAACACGTTCTTGCCGATGTGGGTGCGGTTCACGGTGCCGTTGTTGCGGATCAGCCAGCAGCCGCGCGCGGTCTCGACCGAGATCGCGCCAGCCACGCCGCCGGTGTTGTCGGCTTCCTCACGCGCCACGCCGCGCATGACCGGCGAGGCCGGCAGGGCCGGGACGGCGTTGCCGGCGGCATCCAGCGCGACCAGTGCGCCGCGGAAGATGTGCGCCCCGGCCGCGACCGGGTTGCCGAAGAATGCCGCCGGGTGGTTGACCTCGAGCGGCATGCGGTTTTCGTCCTTGGCCATCAGGCTTCACCTTTCCGGGTCGCGAGGAAGCGGGCGGGGTCGACGCCGGTCACGGCGCAGATCTGGCGCTCGGTCGGGGTCAGCTCGTCGGCATCCCCCGCGGGCGCCGCGCCCTCGAGCTGCCGCTCGCCGCCGACGATCACCGGCGCGCTGGCGGCGAAGGCCTCGAACGCCTCGAGATCACGCGACGCGAGCTGCCGGCCCCAGCCTTCCATGGCGGGCGTCAGCTTCCCGGCCTTCTTGGCCGCATCGATCGCGGCTTCGACCGACTTGGCGCTGACCTCGCCCTGAAGCGCGGCCAGCTGCCGGGTCACCTCGTCGAGCGCGACCTTCGGCACATAGCGGGTGGGGTCGGGCTCGTCGCCCGCCCGGGCGCAAAGCTGCCGGACCCCCTCATCGGAGAGGTCGGACACGCCGGCGGCGTCCATGACCGAGGCGAGCACGGTGGCGTTGCGCTCACCCTGTTCCTTCGACGCGGCGATCGACGCGAGGATCGCGTCCACGCCGGCGTCCTCGCCGAGGCCCAGAGCCGCGGCGATCTTCTTGATGTCATCCATCTGGATGTCCTCTTGCTGGGATGCGAGTTGCCGCAGCTGCGGCAGGGCGGGGTTGTTGACGAGGCCGGCCCCTTCGATCAGCACGACCTTGCGGCCGCGCGTCTTGAACACCGGGGAAACGAAGCGATAGGCGCGGTCCCGCAAGGCGCGGGCGCCCTCGGGCGTCCACTCGACGGCGGCCATGATCCGGTCGCCTTCCTGCTCGAGGCCGGTGATCCAGCCCGCGGCCGACGAGCGGCGCTCACCGCCACCGTGGATGCCGTGGCCGAAATCGACGCACATCTGCCCGCCGGGCGCCGCGGCCAGCGAGGCCGAGATCACCTCGGCGGCGTCGTCGATGGAGAATTCGCCCCGCCGGTCGGCCGTCCGGAATGCGCCGGTCGGGATCAGCTCGATGCGCGACGGCGCATCGGCCGAGACCTCGGCGGTCAGGGCAGCGGTGTGGCGTTCGAGGGTGTCGGTCATGGGTCGGTCCGCAGATGCTGATCTGCGATCCGTGTAAGGGTGACCGGGGGGCCTCAGGCGGGGGAAGAGGTTCCCCGGCCGCGTCTCTGCGCCTGCCAACCGGGGGTGTGGCGCGGGATGGTGTTCAAAACCGCCGGAGCGCCTTCAAAAACGGGTTCGTGGCATTTCCGGGTCCACGGACAGCCTCGGGGGCGACGAGGGCCCTCTACGGCGATTTTTGAGGGGGGTCCACCAGCAGCGTGTCGAACAGCCCGGCAAGGCTCGAGAACAGGTCGTTCTGCCGACCGGTCACGTCCCAGAAGTAGTCGAGGCGCTCGTGCCGCTCAAGCCAGAGCAGACGCACATGCTCGACAACCTTCCGCCGCTCGTCCGCCGGCAGCTTCGCCAAGGCAAGCTGCACCGGATCAGAAGCCAATCGAACCTCGAACTGATCGAGCAGGCCGCCCAGGCTGTCGGCCGGGCTGCCGCGCAGATGCACGGCAAACACGCTGCCCCCCGGGGTGATGGTGATCGCGCCCGCGAGCCCCTCGTCGGTCAGCGTCAGAAGCTCCTCACGGCTGAAGCTTCGTTCACTGGGGACCGCGCGGATGAAATCCAGCCCCGCCGTGTCGAGAGTGGGAGGGGGCAACTGCTCAGGCGATGCGGCGGGCGCTTCGGTGGCGCCGCGCACCTCGCCGTCGGGCGCGACATAGGCGCCCCGCGCCCGCCCGTCGCGGAGAGCGTCCAGACGCAGCTGGGTGCCGAGGCCGACGAGCTCGGGATGGTTCGGCGGCCCGGACAGACCCTCCATGCGCCTGGTCATGTCGAGCCAGATCATCCCGGGGTTCACGTCAAAGCCGGGGTGGACGCCGCGGGGAATGTCCTCGGTGCGGCCCGTTCGCGCGTTCTCCCACTCGACCTCATCCAGGTCGAAGGGCGGCGAGACCGCGACCTCGCCGCGATCGACCTGCCCCTGGGTGATCTGCTCGACCCAGCAGCCGCAGAACCAACCATTTGGCGGATAGATGCGCGCCCAGACCGGATCGTCCACGGGGCGCACGAGGTTGTCGAAGCGCTTGTGCTGGAGCCGCCGGGTGGGTCGATCGATCTGGCGGTAGCGCAGATAGGGGAATGCCTTCCTGGTGCGCTCGATCTGTGCCCAGCGGCCCGCCGCGGCCGCCGTGCGCATGTTGGTGTCGAAGATCGTCCGGAGCCGGTGCATCGAGCCCAGCTGCACATCGCGCACCTCGCCGGTCAGCGGGTCGGTCATCGTGCTGCGCCCCCACCAGCCGGCGGCGCGCAGCTGCGGCTCGAGTTCGTCGGCAAAGTCGCGAAAGCTGCGGCCCTCACCCTGGGCCTTCAGGATGGCGTCCCGGAACAGGGTCGCCACGTCGTCCTGCATGGCCTTGGCGACGACGAAGCTTGCCGCATGCTGGCCGCGCCAGACGTCGCGATAGTCGAACCGCGCGTCCGCCGGCGCCAGTCCCTTCGACCGGAAGTACGCCATCGCCTCCGCGGGCGGCAGCGGGGCAAGGCGAACGTCGGTCATTTGAGATCGGCCCCCATGTCGGCCGCCATCCGTGCGCCGAAGATCGCGCGCGCGAGCAGCTCGCGCAGATCGGCGTCAGGGGCGCGTGCCTCGAACCGGGCAACGAGTTCCAGCGCGGCCTCGGGGCTCTCGGCAGACCGGATGCCCTCGAGCAGCTCGTCGAGGAGGCCGTCCATGCGTTGCTGCATCCCGCCGCCGTCGATCATCTCGTCGATGGCGGCGGTGATCGCATCTTCATGCGCGTCGTCCGCCGACCGCGCGGCCAGCTCGCGGCGCCCCGGCGACGGCAGGGCCAGCGGCCGCTCGGGCGCCGGGATGGCCGGGCCCCCGGGTCTGATCATCACCGGCGGGGCGGGGCTGAAGGCCAGCACCTCCTCACCCTCGGAGGGCTCGCGCAGCGCGAAAGCCCTGTAGATGTCGGCATGTGCGATCCGCAGTCCGGCCGGACCGGCGATCTCCATCAGCTTGAGCAGCTGCTCGGGATCGACCCGCTCGGGCGGCTCGAAGCGGATCACGGGGACGGGTGTGCCGGGCGGGAAGTTGAGCTGGGTCAGCGGCGTCGCCACGTCGCGCATCAGCGTCGCGGCGAGGTCATCGGCGTCGGCGTCGCGGATGTCGCCGCGCACCTCCTCGTGGATCTTGCCCACTGCATGCCCGCCGGCGATGGCGTCGGTGGTCGCGACCTGGCCGAGCACGCCCTTGGAGATCTGCTCGTCCCAGTACCGCGCCGTCCGCTCATAGAGCTCCTGCGTCCCTGAGACGGCGGTGGTGATGATGTCGACCAGCATGTTGTTGGGGATGATCGCGGCCATGTCGGTGCCCATCGACCGCACCGCCCGAAGCAGCGTGGCCTTGTCCTGCGCGCTGGCGAGCGCCGGGTCGTATTTGCCGATCCGCAGCGGGTGCCCGTAGGCTTCCGTGAAGATCGCCCAGTCGCGGATGGTGAAGTGCTTGAACATGAAGCCCCAGGCCGCAAGCCGGGCGAGCCCGCCCCGGATCGGCAGTCCCGATTTGGCCTCCGCGAAGTGCACCACGAACTTCCACGGACGGAGCTCCTCGCCGCCCGCAAGGCCGCGCAGCCTCAGCTGGCGCCCGGTGAGCTGGTCGAACTCGAACCAGCGCGGGTCCACACGCTCGATCCCGGCGATGGTCCAGCGCGGGCCGGATCGATCCCAGATCAATTCGCTGACCGAGTAGCCCTTGCCGATCGCGTCGAGGATGCCGATCAGACTGGTCCGGACGGCGGGCCCGTGCAACGCATCGCGCACCAGGTCGGCCGCCTCCTGGGCGCCCGTGTCGTCCTCGGCACCCGGCTCGACCTTGAGCTCGAGGCTGCGGATCGCGCGCTTCCGGACGCCCAGCACCGCCGCGTAGTGCAGGTCCTTCTCTTCCATCTGCTCGGCCAGTTCGAGATAGGCGGTGGCATCGCCCGTCTCCGCTGAGTGCAGGATCGCTGCGAGGCGCAGCGGTTCCAGGCCCTCGGCAGGATGCCCGGTGGCGATCTGGCGGACCGATCCGAGCGTCGGCACCGCCTGCTCGGTCTCCAGCTCGTCCTTCGTCGGCGCCCGAAGCGGCCGTCCATAGCGATCCACCAGCATCACCAGATCCCCCGTCGCCGAATTCCCGGCTCATCGTCGTCATCGTCCAGACCTGCCGCGAAACGCGAGCGCGCCGAAGGCACGGCGGTGTAATCGTAGGTCGCGGGCACCTCGCGCGCGGCCGATGCGGCCAGTGCGCCGGCCCAGAACCGGTCGGCATGGCCGTCGCTGTCGCCGTCGGCCACGAGGCGGCGGGTGCCGGTGACACCGACCACGCTCTTGACCGAATGCAGATCGGCCCGCAGCACGGGATCGCCGGCGGGCAACCGCAGCTTGCGGTCCTGCAGCGCCTCCTTCAGCGCCGTCGCCATGTCGAGTTTGGCGGCCGCGCTGAAGAGCACGCCTTCGACCCGCAGCTCGCCATGGCGCCGCTTGGCGTCCTCGACGGGCTTTTCGCCCATGCCGGTCTGGTCCATGCGCAGCCGCACGACCCGGTAGCGGCGCATCACGTCATCGAGCAGCGCGTCCTGCTCGGCGAAGCTGATCCGGCGGCGGGCGATGATCTCGCGCGTCCAGAGCACGTCGCCCACCAGCTCGTCCACCCAGATCACGAACAGGTCGTTGCGCGCGGCGATGTCGACGCCGACATAGCAGAGCCCGCCCTGGTAGCCGGCCGGGTCGCCCGCCGCCTCCGCCTCCGCGGCCGAGATCAGGTCGTAGTCGAGCCAGGCCGAGGCCTCGTCGAGCCACTTGAGCTCGTACTCCTGCGCCCATGCGTCCTCGTCGGACATGCCCCGGCGGAGCATGTCGATGTCGCGGTCGAGCCCCTGGCTCACCGCCTGGTAGATATCGACGACGTGCCGGGACCAGACACTGTCCTCGGCCGTCATCAGCTCGTAGAACTTGTTGCCCTTGCCGTTCGGCGTACTGATCACCCGCAGCTTCTGGCCGCCGCGCGAGATCACAGGAAAGAGCGCGGCCCAGATCTCGCGGGACTTCGCGTGGAAGGCGAACTCGTCGAGGATCACGTTGGCCGAGAAGCCGCGGGCGGTGTCAGGGTTCGCCGGCAGCGCGGTGATCCGGCTGCCGTTCGGGAAGGTGACCTCGAGCGCCTTGTAGGTCGCGTCCGGGCCGCTCTCCTGCGGGGCCCGGAATTCGCCCTCGGAAAACCGCGGTTCGCCCCCCTTCAACAGGGTGTTGTAGGCGGCATAGAAGGCCTGCGTGAACGGCTTGATGACCTCGGTCATCATCTCGGCCGCCTGCCGCTCCCCCCGAGACAGGATCACCCAACGCGCGCGCCGTCCGTCCACCCAGGCGCGGAAGCAGTCGTCGACGCACTCGCCGCCCGTCGAGAAGGTCTTGCCGGTCTGGCGGCTGAACATCCCGATCTTGAACCGGCTCTGGTCGGCGATCCAGCGCCGCTGATAGGGCAGGAAATTGACGACCGGCGCGAAGGGGACGCTCATGCTGCGTCCTCCAGTTCGGCGGCTTCCGCCGCGAGCACCTGGTCGGCGAACCCGCGCAACCACGTCAGTTCGGCCTCCAGCCGCTCGATCTCGTCCGCGCCGCGCCGCAGGGACCGGCAAAGGCCGGTCAACATCGTCCCCTGCAGGTGGCGCCCCTCCAGCGCGTTCGCCTGCATCCGCAAGTCGTGTGCGATCTGCGCGCTGCTCGCCATCACGCGAACCCCATGATCGCGCGGGCCTTGGCCGCGGCCTCGGCGTCGATGTCGCCGGCGGCGACCGCGGCGTCGAGGCGCTCGGATTGGAGCTTGCGCTCGGCCGCGAGCATGGTCTGGCGGATGCCGGCCGATGCCATGATGTCCTTCAGCATCTTGCCGATGAAGTGCAGGTCCTTCGGATCGATGTCCGCGCCGTCGTCCATCATGCGCGCCTCCATCGCCCGGAACGCGAGCGCGGTGACCATCTGGAACAGCACGTTGTGGCGCTTGGCCTCCTCCTCCAGACCGTTCTCCAGCATCCAGCCCTGCGCCCAGGCGCTGGCCGTCTCCTGAGTGCGGACGAACTGGTGATACTCCTGGCCGAACCGGTGGACCGTGGCGTGGTGGAACGACACGACCTTGCCGGCGTCGGCAAGCTTGTCGTTCAGCTCCTCGGTGATCGCCACGTAATCGGCAAACCCCCGTGCGCGCAGGGTGTCCTGAAGCCACTCCCGGATCTCGGCCGGGAGGCTGTCGATCTTCTTCGGGGGCGGCATCAGACCCTCGGGCGCGGACGCTGGACGCCCGGGTGCTGCGCGAGCCCGCGCGCAACCTCGGTGCCGCGCGCGGTGGCGGTCACGACGATGAACTCGGCCGCGGGGTCGAAGCGCGCCAGCCCCTGCTCGCGCAGCCACGCGAGGTCCGCACTCAGCTGGTCGGACGTGCAGGGCAGGCCCAGACCGATCAGCACGCCCTGGAGGATCGAGGCGTTGCTGACATATTCGGGGCTGCCCTCCAGGTGGCGCAGGATGGCGAGCCGGCGGTGGCCGGCGACATGTTCAGCATAGCTCATTTTGCGGCCCTGCTCATCAGATGGTCTTCCTGGCGGGTCACGACGGTTTCCAGCCGTGACATGATCTGCTGCTGCCCGCCCATCAGCGCGCGCACCTCGCGCATGTCGCCTGCCATGCGCTCGAGGGTCATGTTGACCTGGTGCAGCTCGTCCTTCTTGGGCAGGGTCTGCAGCGTCTGCTCGGCCATCGACAGCCGCGCTTCGTGCCGGTCCAGGCGGTCGTTGGCGACATCGATGCGCGTGTCGATCCGCTTCAGCTGCAGACGAACCCAGCCGATGATCGCACTGACTACCGCGAAGATGAGGCCCAGCGAGATGGTCAGGTCGAACTGGAAATTCATTTGACGGCCGCCCTGATAGCCTCTTCGAGCTTCGCCTCGGCAATGTTGCCCAGGACCTTGTCGGAGGGGTTCAGGCGCGCCAGCGCGTCGGGCACGCTTCGCTGCGCATGTGCCAGCGCGGCGATGACCGCATCGCCCGGGCCCAATCCGCGCTGCAGGGCAGCCCGAATACCGCTCATCAGCGCCGAGTGCAGCGCCTCGCGGTCCTTGGCCTCGATCTCGATGCCCCAACGCGCCTGGGCAACAGCGGCGACCTTGATCAGGAACGTCGCCAGCACGGTGCCCACGATCGTCAGGATCGCAGGCAGGACAGTGTTCAGAATGGTCAGCAGTGCGGCCGACATGGCTGTGTCTCCTCAGACGATCTCGGTGTAGGCGTCGACGATCCAGCCCTCGCGGCCGGCGTACTGGACGAGGCTCCAGGCCCGATCCCCGAAGGTCCCACCCCGGATGGCAGGGAGGACAGTCCCGTGCGGGATGGCGCCGACGACATTGTTCTCGAAGCTGGGCCAGCGACGCATGTTCAGCGTGTCGCCGGGGGCCTTGATCCGCAGCATGGTGGCGGTCGGCAGCAGCTCGGACCCCGCCTCGGCTAGCGCATCAGCGGGATCGTCTCGGCCCAGTACCCGGGCACGCAGGCCCTCGATCGGGAACAGCGGGTTCGTGTCGACCTTGCGCCCGGGCGAGATGTACCAGTGGGTGGTGATGTCGCGCAGCGACGGCACGCCGGCGAACAGCGCGGTCAGCAGGTCGAGTACCGCCTCGATCTGCTCCGGCGTGTACGCCATCCACAGTCCGGACCCGTGGGGTTTCGTCTCGACCCAGGCGAGGTTGTCCTTGTCGATGTCGAAGGTCTCGCCCCACCAGCTGATACCCTGGTACTTGCCCTTCTCGGCCAGCCTACCCGGGTTGACGATCTCGATGCCGATCGAGAAGTCGTTGCAGTCGCTGCGGCCGTGGAAGCTGCTCTTGCCGGCGTGAGCCGCGCGACGGTTCAGCGGCACCTGCTGCTCGATCGAGCCGTCACGCTCGACCACGAAGTGGACGCTGACCCCCGCCTTGTTGTCGCGCAGGTAGGCGGCGCTGTTGCCCTTCTCGAGCCGCCCGGCGGTGTCGTGCAGCACGACGATCTCGGGGGTGATCACTCCCCCGATGTTGCGGGCGGCCTTGTACGGCACACCCTCCATCCTCTGGTTCTTGACGCGCATGAGTCGCTCCGGTTGTCCGGGCGACCCTACGGGCGAAGGATCAGGGGATCGGCGGGGAAGCAGTTCCCGCGGTCAGAACAACGGCAACTGGTCGTCCGCGGCGGTGCGTTCGGCGCGAAGAGCGGCGCGCAGCATGACGACCCAGCGCCGGGTGACGCCATGAGCTCGCGCCAGATCATTCGCGCTGCGGGTCGGTTCGGTCAATCCCGCCTCGAGGATGTCGGCGACGAGCCGCGCGGATTTTGCCGACCGGGCGGTCGAGGTGTCGTTCGGGATGTCGATGTCCTCGCCAGCGAAGCGGGAGGCGAGCCACCTGGCCACGTCCGCCCCGACCTCACCCGCGAGCTTGGAGTTGCCGGCCGACGCCATGTGAGGGATCGGCCGGCGCTGACCCCCGGCGTTGGCGACGAGCCGAAGCCGGGCCGGCAAACCCAGATCAGCCTCGAGCTCGTCGATCCAGCCAGCGGTCGTCATCAGTCTCGCCCGTGATCATGAGGGATGCCCGCGCGCCGGCACCAATCCTTGAGCGCACGGGTCACCGCGTTGATCTGCGCGGGCTCGCGCAAGCCGTCGACGTCGATCGGCTCAGCGCCCCAGGACGCGCCAAAGCGCGCGCGGATGAAGGCGTTGAGGCCGGACCGCCCAGGCTGGCGTGTCTCACCGGCATCCGAGAGCAGCCGCCACAGGACGTGGAGGTAGCGGACGTCAGCCCGCTCTGCCCGGGGACGCTGTCCAGCGGTCGGCCGGAAGCCCAGCCGCCGCAGCTCCTGGACCACGCCCTCCTGTTCGTTGCTGGTCATGAGCCGCAGAGAGCGCTTACCCGTCACGCGCTCATAGAGGTCGCGTCGATCGCCCTCGTCGGCGATCCCGACGGCCCGAAGCCCGGCATAGATGGCTCGGACGGTGCTCATCACAGCCGCTCGAACTTGCGGTAGCTGGCCGCTTCGAGCCCGACGTCGCGTTGCGCCTCGAGCTGGTCGGCCTTGTCGCGCAGGGCGGAGATCGCCTCGTCCCAGCTGCATCCGCCCTGCAGCGCCGGCCGCAGGATGCGATCCAGCTCATGCCAGAACCACTTCGCGGACGACGACCGCTCCATCAGGCTGCGCCCCTGAGGTCGGTCTCGTAGGGCTCGACCACGAAGTCTTCGCCGTCCGAGCCGATGCTCACGCCCTTGATCGCCGTGGCTGTCGCCCGGTCCTCGAGCATCGCGTCCTTGTTGACCTCGGTCTTGGTGCGCAGGAAGCGATCGCCGAGGCCGGCCTTGCGGATGGCCTCGATCACGTCCTCGATCTTCTTGAGCGTCACCTTGGCCGGCCGCAGCCGCCAGGAGACCTTGCCGGTCGAGAACTCGGCGTACTTGACCTTGCCCCCGGTGAGGCGCGCGCGGTTGACCTCGCAGAACATCTGCAATCCCTCGGTCAGCGCGGCGATCCTGGTGTTGATGGGGGCGACGAGGGCGCCGTAACGCTCCTGAAGGGCCGCGATCTGGTCATTCATCTCGGCCTGCAACCGCAGCGCCTCTCGCTGACGATCGCCGATCTCGCGGATCGCCTCGCGCGCCTCGGTGTCGTCGGCAGGGATCGGCAGGGCCGGCACCGCCTTCGTCTTCACTTTCTTCGCCATCATCGTCTCCTTCGGGGTCAAGCGTCGTGCCGGGCGTGGCCGGTCAGGGCGAGCAGCTCCTCGGCACCCTCGGTCAGCTCGGCGATCAGCATGTGCAGGGTGGCGCGCGGCCGGTCTGTCTCGATTGACATCCCCACCAGCACCAGCTGCACAGCCTCGTGCAGCGCAGCGCGCAGCCCTCTGTCGTCGGCCGCGGCCATGGCGAGGCGCGCACCGGCCTCCATCACCGCCGGCCCGAACTCCGGGTGCTCGGGATCGCCTGGCAGCGACAGCACGCGCTGCATGTCGTCGACGGTCATCATTCGATCTCCTCCTTGCGATAGCGGCCGCACCCGCGGCAGGCGCGGAACATGCGAGCGTTCTGGTTGTTGCCGGTCCGGAGCCGGTCGGCTCGCAGCTGCCAGCGGCGGCAGGCCAGCGGGGCGATATCCCCCAGCACCGGGCAGGCGATCGTCTGGCGTTCGAACTCGCCCCGGCAGATCTCGGCAATACGCTCGACGTCTCCGGGGTACTTGTTGGCCAGTACCGACGAGACGAGGGACGCACTCACGCCGAGCCGCTGGGCCACGCGGTTCTGGCTCGCCTTCGCGCAGGCCTCTGCAAGCGCGATCACCCAGCTCGGGACGTTCGCGCCCCAGGCGGCACGGGCCTTGGCGACGTGATCGACCGGGCTCATGGGCGGACCCGACGCTCGAGGACGCGGAACGAGCCCTCGTTGGGGTCGTAAATGGCCGGCACCCGCACGAGCCGGGGCGGGAACGGCCCCGGTCGACCCTTGATGGTGTAGACGGCGGCGCGGTGCCCGGGGCGGCCCTTGGAAGCCACCGCGAGGTATCCCGCTTCCGCGAGCGTCGAGCAGTACTTCTGGATGTCGGCGACGGTCAGCGGCGTCGCATCGGTATTGGCTGTCAGATGGACGTCAGCCGCCGCGAACCGGCGCAGCGTCCGCATCGTGCGCCACATCGCAAATTCGGGCCGACGGCTCTCCCGGGCGTAGACCGACTGATCGTCGGTCGGCGGCGCGCTGGCCTTCCAGACCGTCGTCTGGCCCTCCTGCCCGGCCTCGGCGATCAACCCCTCAGCCTGCCACTCGCGGATCACCTTGCGGGCCCATTCGGGCGACATGCCCGTGGCCGTCGCCAGCTCGGTCGCCGTGAAGCCGTCACGGTCAGCGACCTGCAGCCATGCTGCCTGCCGCTGCTCGTCGGCCAGCGCAGTCTTCTTTGCGCCCTGCCCGCTCATGCCGCGTACCCCCGGGCAAGCGGCGCGTCGCCAGTGTAGAACGGCATGTTGCCCCAGTCGGCCATGCCGACGCGGTCGCGTCCGATGCGACGGCTGATCTCGTCGACCTCGTCGAGGTTGACCACCAGCCGCCTGGCGCTCCCGTTGCTGTTGACCTTGATCGCCTTGACCAGTTCCGGCTCGATGTCGATGCCCGGAGCCCGGATCGTGCGCAGGAGCTCGAAGTCCCTGTCGTCGGCCAACTCCGCCGAGACCCACGACCTGATGCGCCCATGGACCCGCTCCCACCGCTTCAGCTTCTGCGGCAGCAGCTCCTCTCCGATGAGGATGACCGGAACCTCGGACATCTCGTAGAGGTCGCGGACGATCTCGATCATCCCCTTCTTGACCAAGAAATCCGCCTCGTCGATCAGCAGCGGCAGGCTGTCGGCCGCGAGTGCCTCGGCGATCCGGTCGACCATGTCTGCGGCGGTGCCGCGGGCGGGCAAGCCGAGCTCGTCGAGGATCGCCTCGCAGAGCCGCTTGTGCGTCCAGACGCTCTTCATCTGGACGTGGACCGCGCGCGTGGAGTTCACCGCGAACGACGAGGCCATGGACTTCCCGAGGCCCGAGAAGCCGTAGAAGCAGCCCATCCCGGGGACACCGTCGCCCCGGTTCTGCAACCTGTCGATCAGCGCCAGCATCCGGCTCACGTTGCGAAGCGGCGCCAAGGTCTTTTTTTCTTCTCTCTGCTCTGTCATCCTTGCCTCCATCGTTCAGTCGATCGGCGCGGTTGGCCTGTGAAATCAGCCGCGCCGCCTTATCCCCGCAGTCCCTGCCCAAGTTGCTCGGCGAGCAGCTTCTGCGCCCGGTAGTCGGGATGCGTCTGGTAGCCGCGCAGCCAGCGCGCCTGGTCTGCGGTCAGTGCCTCGCCGCGGGCGAGCGACGCCTCGAACTCCAGCGCCCGTGCGAACAGGTCACGCTCGTCCTCGACACGCGCGCCGCGCGCCGAGCGGTGGCGCGTGAGAGAGGTCACCACCTCCTCCACGGGCCGATCGTCCTCTGCCGCTACCCGGCTGACGCGCGCAGCGCGCTTGTGGGGGGCCGGCATCTCCACCACCCGGGCCGGCGGCGGCGCCGGCGCCGGGGGCATCGCCCCCATCGCGCCGGCAGCGACCTCGGCGGCGTTCAGGCGGCGATGAGCCTCCAGCTGCGCCCGCGTCGCCTTCGTGAAGTTGGTCCGGGCCCGCTTGATCTCCTTCGCGCCCTCGGCGCTGAAGAACCCGACCTTCTCCTGGCACGGCGCGAAACCGAGGTAGGCGCCGGACAGGGCGTAGATGTGCAGCCCGTCCCACAGCGCATCTGCGTCGAACCGCGCCACCACGGTCGCGCCCAGGTGCTCGTGCAGCCACTCGTCGAAATAGGCGTTGCCCATGAAGCTGATGCGGCCGTTGGTGCGACTGACCGAGACGCCCCGCGCGCCCATCAGCCACAGCCGCCGCTGCTCTGCCGTGGCCTTGCGGATCGGCGCGCGGGCATAGCTCTCGGCAAACACGTCGTCGAAGGACCGGCCGAAGGCCACCTCGGTCCGGCGGTCCGGCCGGGCGTTGTGCGCAGCGATCTCTGCATCGACGAGCGCCCGGAACTCCTCGAACTCGAGCGCGCGGCTGGCGTAGTTCTCGGGCTTCGCGTCCGGGCTGTTGCCGGTGTAGGCGCCCTCACAGGCGGGGTGCTTGGCGACCCGGTCGCAGAGGTCGCGGAACGCCCGTTCAATGGGCTTTGACTGGCCGCTGTACGGGGTGGCCCAATGGACCTCGCAGCCGAGCGTGGTGAGCAGCCCGGGGATGTCCTCTTCGGTCACCTTGAACCGGAACCGGGTCGGGGTGCCGCCGGTGATGGTCTTGGCCGCGAACTCGCGCCCGTTGTCGAGCAGCGCATGTTTTGGGATGCCCCAGTGCTCGATCAGGTCGCCCAGGCAGAGCTGAACGGTCTGGCTGTTGGCGCTGTGGCTGAGCCGCCAGGCGAGGATCTTGCCCGAGAACAGATCCTGGAAGGCGACCATCTGCGGACGGACCACCTGCTCGCCGTCGGGCGTCTGCATGCGCACGAACACGTCGAAGCGGTGATAGTCGCCGCAGATCGCCTCGAGGGCGTGGAGCCCCGAGCGATCCCGGATCTGGGCAGGATAGAGCCGCTTGAGCGCGTCAACGCCCTTGCGCGCCAGAACCTCCATCGCCGTCGAGGTGGTCCGCTGGTACCAGCGTCGCGCCGTGTGGAGCGCCGGCACCGGCACGCCCTCCTTCGCGGCCCAGCGCCGGGTCCGCTCGTAGCACGAGGTGAAGCTCGGCTGCGCGAGGCGCAGATAGTCGGATTTCAGGCGGTCACCGAAATCGGGATCGACGATCACCGTCCCGCCGGTCGGACCGCGGCGGTGACGCGGAGCCAGATAGGCCAGCCAGTCCTCGGGCGGGATGCCCCGCACCATGTCCAGCCAGTTCCAGATCGATCGCGCAGATACGTCGTGGCGCTTGGCGATGTCGCGCACGGCTGCATCCCGACGACTTCCGCTGCGGACCAGCGCCTCGACGACCTGAACCACCTCAAGCCGCTGCCGCGCCCGCGCGGCGGCCTGTTCGCCCAGCTGCTCGAACTCCGCCCAGACTTCGTCCCGCGCGCGGACAGGTTTCACGACCTCTTCGGCGCCAGTGATGGCCAAACGCACCCGCGCCCGCGCGGGCAGCACCGACCAGTGGTACTCCAGGCCGCCGCCTCGCGCGGCCCGCTTTCTGGACTTGCCGGGCGCATTGGCCCAGCCCAGCCGCAGCGCCATGTCGTTGACCCGGCGTTTGGTGGTCGGCAGGTCGGGCAGGCCGGACGCCGCCAACTCTGCCGCCGTCCACCACTCCTGCGGGGGTCCGCTGCGGCTCATTCTCCGGCACCCCCGTCAAACGGCAGCGCACGGTTCAGGAAGAACGCCTTGTCGCCGTGCCTCACGCTTTCCTCGGCGACCAGGACAGCCAGTTCGTCGAAGTTCGCTGCGACGAAGCGACGGCGGGCAGCCTTGCTGGTTCGTGCCCACCGGTCATGCAGCGCCGCGAACTCGGCATCCTCGGGGGACACGGGAGCCGGCGGGTTCTCGCGGTGGAACCATGCCTTGCGGGCCGCCGCCGCGCTTTTGGCCTCGCCGGTCGCCAGCTGACGCACCACCTCGTAGCGCTCGGGCGCCTCGCCGATGGCGCTGATCGCCTGCAGATCGGCCAGCGTGACCGGACGCGGCGCCAGCCGCAGCTGCTGCACCTCGTCGGGTCCGAGCCGGGCGCCCGCCGCGGTCATCCGCCGGACATGGCGCTCGGACAGGCCGAACTTCTCGGCGGTGCTGCCTACAAAACTAGCAACGGACATCATGTCCGCCGCTGAACCTTGACGCGCAAGGCCGCCGGCGACACCCGCCCTCGTCTCCGGGTGCAGCCGCTCGTAGACCGCCTTCCGCGTCGCCAGGAACACCGCCGTGTCGAGCGCATTCAGCTCCGCGCCCGCCAGGTTGCCGTCGATCTCCATCAGCGCCGCCTGGTCGCCCGTGCATTCGAACACCCGCACCGGGACTTCGCCGTGACCGAGCCGTCGCGCCGCCTCGAGCCGGTGCGCGCCATCCAGAAGCTCGTAGACCAGCCCGCTGCCCTGCACCTGCCGCTGCCGCACCGTCAGCGGCGTCACGATCTGGCCCAGCTCGCCCACCGAGGCGAGGATCGCCTCGACCCCGGCCTCGCTGACGGGGCGCAGGCGACGATCGGCGCGGATCTCCGCGACCGGAAGGGTGGTCTTGCTCTGGATCAGGGTCGGCTCGGGCATGATCGTCTCGCGTGGTCTCGTTGAATGTCAGCTGCGCCGCCCGAAGCGGGCTTTGCCGGGAGAAGGCCCCCAGGCATCATGGTCGGCCGTCTGGCGGCGGCACTCTGTGCACAGGCGGTTGTGGATGCCTTCGCTGCGGAAAACCCGGCGGCAGCACATGCAGGGGCGTTCCTTGGCGCGATCATGCGGGGCACGGGTCAGCGCATCGGCCTTGGCCTCTGCGCGATCGCGGTGTGCGTACCGCGCCGCGACGTATCCCGAGGGGTCGAGCACCTTGTAGGTGCCGTCCTCGCGCCGGACCGAAAATCCGCTCACGACAGCACCCCCGCAACCACGAACAGCAGGTAGCCGCCCGCAAAGAGGCAGACGGCGCCCAATGCGTCGCCGATCCAGCTGTCGTCGAGCGCCCGCGCGGCGCGCAGCATGCGCCGTCCGGGTGAAACCCGCGCCTCGGGGCGGGGAGTGGCAGCTACCGCCGCCCCGAGGTCGGCCCTGTCCCCGGCGGGGGAGCGCCGGGTGAGGGATGGGCTGGATGCCGGTGCCGGCCCCTCGGGCCGCGCGATCTCGGGGGCCATCAGGCCGGGCCGCGCCGCGACCTCGGCATCGTATTCGGACGTGATCAGCCTGTGGAGCTGGCTCGTGATCAGGTTCCGGGTCCGCGCGAGGTGATCCTTGGCCCGCGCTCCGCCGAGCGAGCAGAGCAGCTCGCCGATCAGCTCGACACGCTGCCGCTCGGGCAGTGCCTCGACGGCCGCCCGCGCCGCGTAGACGGGGTCAAGGCGGCGCGCCAATCGCGCTCTCACCTCGGCCATGGTCTCGATGGACGAGACCGGGGCGTCGTCGCAGTCGATCTGCTGCGCGCCGGTCAGAGCCTGGCGGCGCTGGCGGGCGACCCGCGCGGCGCGATCGGCCGCGGTCTCGAGTTGCATGGGGCTCACGCTTCAACCTCTCTTGAAAGGGTGGTGATGGCCGCTGGAACAGACGCATCCTCGGCACCGGCGGCGGCCGACCGGCGGGCGAGGTCGGGCGGCTCGCAGAACTCGGCGCGCATCAGGTCGCGCACCATCCAGTCCAGCCGCATGAAGGCCGCGGCCAGCTCGTCCTGGGCCGTGATGATCTCCGCGAGCCGGCGATGGCGCTCAGCTGCAGACGTAGCCATCACGCAACCCCCTTCCGGAGGTCTTCAGCATGGGTCTTGAAGCGGGCCAGATAGCCCGCGCGGACGACCTCGGGGCCTGCCGCGGTGATCAGCTTGGCCAGCAGGGCGCGCCCTTTGGGGCCCTTGGCGACACCGAACGTCGCATTTCTCGCGATGCTCGGGGCGACGCCGTTTTCGGCGCACCAGACCTCGAAGCTGCCACCGGTGGCCCGGAACGCGCCCACGATTGCCTCGTGGAGCATCACGCCCGGCTGGAAGGGGAAGGATTTTTCTGCCATCTTGCCTCGCAAGGCGTCTCCGCGCCGTTACAAGGCAAGATATGGTTCAAAATCTTGAACTCGTCAACAACTAAGGTCCAAGATTTTGACCGCGGGCGCCGCATTCTTGCGGAACGCGAACGGCTGGGCCTGTCACAGCCTGCGTTCGCTGAGCGAGGAGGCGTCTCTAAGGGTTCTCAGATCCTTTACGAGAAGGGTAAGGCCCCAACCGCTGACTATCTTGCGGCAATAGCCCAACACGGCGCGGATGTGTCTTTCATCTTGACTGGGAAAACGCCGTCCGACCGCCTTGCTGCGCTGACCGCCGACGCACTCCACGTCGCCGACGACTTTGCCAGCATCCCGATCCACGACGCGTTCCTCGCCGCGGGGTATTCGGCGCAAAACGACACCGAGGCAGTGATCGGCCACCTCGCGTTCCGTCGCGACTGGCTCGACCGCATGGGCATCGCGGCCGACAAGGCGCGGATCGCCCGGGTCCGCGGCGACAGCATGGCACCCACCCTGCACGACGACGACATGGTGTTGATCGACACCGGCTCGCGCGAGGTCGCGGTGCGCAAACGCGGCCCCGAGGATCGGCGCCTGCCCCCGATCTATGCCGTGAACACAGCCGACGGACCGAGGATCAAGCGCGTGGAGCGACCCGAGACCGGCCAGATGCAGCTGCTGTCCGACAACAACGAATTCCCGGTCGAAGTCCTGACCGGCGACCGCCTCAAGCGCGCCGAGATCATCGGTCGGGTGGTCTGGTGGGGGCACACGGTGAGGGAGTGAAGCATGAGCGATAAGGATAAGTGCGGACAGATTGATAAGAGCCAGCGCCCAATCGCTGACAGGTCGCCGGTCGCTCCAGCAGCGACCAAGCCTCAACCTAAGGACTGATATTATGAGCCGAATCCGGGTCGGCGATAGCCAGCGTCCCGCGCCGTCGAAGCCCTCGACAGGTTCTACCGCCCCATCTAAACCGCAACCGAAGGACTGACCATGGCGGACAGCGACCGCACGGAACGCCAGCTCGGCAGCAAGCAGCCAAACGGCGAGCAGGTCAGCACTCCCTCGCATCGGCCCACCGGAGACTTCTCCATGAGGCCGTCAGCCGAAACAGTCGTCGTGCGGCAGTTGGCTACGGCGCCGGCGAAGCCCAAGGAGAAGGACTAGGCCCTGCGGGTTATATCGATCCGCTCGATATCTGCGGCCTTGAAGAAAGACAGTTCGAAGCCGTTCTCGCCTTCGGGATTGCAATCCTGCCAAGCCTCGCCCTGTTTGCGCAGTGCGGTAATGTACATCGCGACTGAGCCATCTTCGCCCCAGAGACAGGGCCCTAGTGGTGCGTCATTAAAACGGGCGAGATCGTCGCAAAGGTAAGACTTGCCGGACTTCAGCACCACGACGAGCTGTGTGGGGCCACGCAGGTCCTCGGCCAGCATCGACCGCCAGACATCGGCGTGGCCATCGTGATCGACCAGCTTTGCCTCTCTCAGGGTTTTGCGCAGCCAACACGAGAGCCAGCGACGCCAGACGATTGCGAGGCAAAGCGTGCCGAGGGTCGCCAACACAGATCCGGATAAGGAGTATGTTCCCGCCAGCGTCGCGAGCAGCGCGGAAATAAGCCTCGCCAGCGTGGCAAAGACAACGACCAGAAAAGTCTCGTCGAAGGTCTTGTGATGGCTGTTCCTGCCGACGAAGGCGATGCGATAGGCGACATAGCCTGTCGCGAACAACCATAAGAAATCATAGGGCAGCGTGGTAAACGTCTCGGGCGCGAGCATGCGTTCCTCCTGCTAGCCGCCGCAATTTGCCACAGGTTGACAAGATTGAGAATCCGTAGCCGGCGTGCAATTGCGCGATGTTCACTTTTTGTTCTACAATGCGCGTCGGGAACTACGGGTACCGCCATGCTTACACCGATCACCTCAACCTCTCCGGTAGCGCCTTGGCTGGGCGGCAAGCGCAACCTCGCACGCCGCATCTGCGCGATCCTCGACGCCTCCCCCTGCATCACCTACGCCGAGCCCTTCGTCGGCATGGGGGGCATCTTCCTGCGCCGCTCCGCCCGGCCGCGGGCCGAGGTGATCAACGACCGTGCGAGAGACATCGCCAACCTGTTCCGCATCCTCCAGCGCCATTACCCGCAGTTTCTCGAAACCCTGCGCTTCCAGCTCACCACCCGAGCCGAGTTCGAGCGCCTGGTGGCGGTGGACCCAGACACCCTCACTGACCTCGAGCGGGCTGGGAGGTTCCTGTACCTTCAGCGGACCGCCTTCGGCGGAAAGGTCAGCGGCCGGAATTTTGGGGTCACCCGCGAAAGGCCTGGCCGCTTTAACCTCACCACCCTTGAGCCGATGCTCGAAGATCTGCACAGCCGCCTGGCCGGCGTGGTGATCGAGTGCCTCGACTGGTCAGCGTTCATCCCCCGTTATGACAGCCCCGACACCCTGTTTTACCTCGATCCGCCCTACTGGGGCTGCGAGGCGGATTACGGGCGTCAGCTGTTCTGCCGCGACGACTTCCAGCGGCTCGCCGCCGTTCTCGCGGGTATCCGTGGCCGGTTTCTGCTCTCGCTCAACGACGTGCCGGAGGTCCGCGAGCTGTTCGGGGCCTTTGCCCTCGAAGAGGTCCGCACGACCTACACGATTGGCGGCGCCCGCAAGGAGCCGGCAGGGTCGCGCGCCGAGCTGCTGATCAGCAATTTCCGCTGATGGTTCGTCGCAGCACTGCACAGGCCAAGATCGATGAGGGAGCGTTCCCTGTCCGGCTGCGAGTGGCCAGACCACAGACGACCTGTTCGCCTTCCTGACCTGCCCGCCAAATGCCGAGGTTGCCGCCGTTCACCCTAAGGCAATGCCTGTCATTCTCACCGCCCAAGAGGAGTGGGAGGTGTGGATGACGCAGCCATTTGAACTTGCAGTCCACCTTCAGAGGCCGCTGCCTGACGGGGCGCTTTCGCTTGTCGAAAGCCCTGTATGAGCCTGGAAATCGCGTCCCACTTAGTCCAAGCGCCTGCCGCACACTTATGCTGGTCAGCCCGCTGTAATTGCTGCATAAATCGCTAAGTGGGACGCTCGATCCCTAAGTGGGCGGGCAGCGTCCCACTTAGGATGGCATTGGAGCGTCAGTTCCGGAGCGCCTGGCACCGGCTACTACCCCGATTGAACCAGCATTGAAGGGGTTTTCACGCGGTTCTCTCGCGCTTCCGCTTCGGCCTAACCCGTGCCGGTTCAGAGGTCGAAACCAGCCGAGATCGCCACTTTCTGCAAACTTCACCGCTGGTCCGCTAGAGGCTCCCATCAACCCCTCTCGGGCCCGCTTTTCCTGGCCCTTCGCAGCTCTTCGCTGATCTCCGCGGCTCTTCGCAGGTCTCTGCAAGATCAGGTGTCACCTAACAACGTCACCCGCCAGCAGGCGACCTATGTCTTGCGCCCCCGCATTCCGACGGTGGCAGGGGCCGGGTCGCTCCAGGTCATCCTGTGCACGACCGCCCCCCGCGCGGCCCGACGGATCGCCACCATTTTCACGCTGCGATCGTCCGCGGAATTCGACGACATGATAGAACGACGGCTCACCCCCGCCGAGGCAAAGTCCCTGCTGGACGGGGTGGTGCGCGACGAACTCGAGCCGGCCGGCGCCTATTGCGCGGTGAGAGTCGGGCGGCCTACGGATGACGAAGCCACCGAGCGCCGCGAGGACATGGCCCACGGGCTGGCGCTGCGGTTGTTGGCCGATGGTGGCATAGGTGCCCAGCTGACGGACACGGCACGGCAGCGGCTGGCGGTTGACGGCTACGACGCACCGCTGATCGAACACGTTGGCCGGTGCCTCGATCTTCAGCGCACGGTCGAGGAAACGCCGGCCGTCACGGCGACGTTGACGCGGCGGCTGACCGGGCTTCTGGGCGAGCCGCCAAGTGAGCTTATGCTGCGGGAGGCGCGACGCTTGCCGATGTGGGGGCGGAGCGCGGCGCCGATGGCGACCGACAAGCTCGCAGCCCAGGAGTCCGACCTGGCCGCCGAGGCGGTCGAAAATTTGCTCTCTGCCGTTTCTGAGGTCGGTACCGCGGCTCGTGGCCTCAACCATAGGTCCAACTCTGACCAGGACCGATATCCGGCCGCATCCGTTCATGGATCCTTTTCGCGGAAAGGGATCTGTCCCGTAAAGGTCTCTGCCGAACCCGACCCAAAGGACCGTAGGATCCTGAAGGGACCTGTCCTTCAGGACCTGCCCGCCTACAATCCCGATCTCGTTGCTGTGGCGCGCAGCATGGCAGGGCGCAAGCAGACCCGCGGCCGCGTGGCCGACCGCACCGCCCACCAGATCGGGGCGACCGCCAGGCTCTTCAGCGAGGCCGCCGGCATCCGCGATGTTCGCGAGGTCACCCAAGCGCGCCTTGCCCGCTTCATCGAGGCTATGGCGCAGCTGCCGCCGCTCTATCGCAAAGCGCCGTCGAGCGGAGCATGACGCTCGGCCAGATCATCGCGAACGCTAGCCGGGTCGGAAAGTCGCAGGGACTGTCGCCGGCGACCGTGAACCGCAACCTCGGCTTCCGCGGCCAGATCCTCAAGCACGCGCGGCTGCAGGAGATAGAGGTCAGCGATCGGCTTGATCTTACCAACCTCCGCGAGGTCGACGCGCGGGACGCCCGCGATGCCGTCCTGCCATTCAGCCAGGAGGACCTCCGGCGCCTCTTTCGTTCGCCGGTCTGGACGGGGTCACGCTCGCCGTCGCGGCGGCTGGAGCCCGGGACGGAGATTATCCGCGACGGTCTCTACTGGCTGCCGCTGCTCGCTGCCTATACCGGGGCGCGCTGGTTCGGGTTGTCGGGGATCAGCGTGTCGAGCGAGGCCTCGATGCGCGCCGGGTCGTCGAAGAACGGCCGGGTCGGGGCCTTGTCGCGGTTCGACAGCGGCAGGACGTCGAAGAGCCGGCGGATCTCGGTCAGCGCCTCGACGTCGTTGTCGAACGCCCCGTCCGCGACCGAGGATTTCTTGGTGTGGGTCGAGGCCCCGCCGAGCTGCTCGGCCGTCACCACCTCGTTGGTCACCGTCTTGACCACGTCCGGGCCGGTCACGAACATGTAGGAGGTGTCCTTCACCATGAAGATGAAGTCGGTCATCGCCGGCGAATAGACCGCGCCGCCCGCGCAGGGGCCCATGATGACGCTGATCTGCGGGATCACGCCCGAGCCCATGATGTTGCGCTGGAAGAC